AAAGAGCTAGGGACCCAGTCCGCAGCTCAGCCTCGTCTGGAGTTATTAACGGCCAAGGCACTGATCAGTCTCGTGAGTCGAGGTAACCTGACGCGGTCAATTGACCAACGATTTCGTCGGGCACATTTCGTGGCAGCGTTTCGCCAGGGGCATACAGCAGCCCCTTGTACTTGACCGAGCCTAGCGCGGTAACACGCGGGCCACCGCCGGCCGCCTTCTCGCGACGTCGCGTTTCCTTCTCGGTCTCCGCAGCTTCAGCCTTGGCTTTGGCTTCTGCGGTAGCCTTTTCTTCGGCGGCCTTAGCTTCGGCCGCCTTGCGTTGTTCGTCGCTCATGAGGCTCAACCGATCGGAGTGGTGATGAGGTAGGAGGTGTCGCCAGCGACTATGAGTTCCTGATCAGCGCGCGCGCACTTCTGCATATACGCGCCCTTCCAGCCCTTCTCGGGCATCCAAAAGGTCTGATTGGTCGACGGGGCATCTTGTAGAACGAAGCCGAAGCCTGCGTTTCGCAGACTGGGACTCGCCGCTCGGATGATCGCGAATGAGTCGGACCAGATTCGTGAATAGGCAGCGGTCTGCCCTTCGTTGGCCGTGTCTTTGCGCGACGCTCCGACGTAGTACTCGTCGAGCTCGAGGTACTCGGCAATCATCTGCCGAGTTGCAAACTTGGGACCGCCCGCGTTGTGTCCAACGCTGCTGTGCTTCAAGATCTTCGGGTGTCGCTTGAGCACGTTGTGCACCGCGAGTGACGTGACACCGATCTTCTTGCCGGGTCCAGCGCCGGGCCACATTGCGGCTTGGCCAGTGTCGACGTCCTGCCCGGGATTCGAGTCAGCGTCGACTTCGGTGGCAGTTGTTGCGTTCCAGCGATCTGCACCCGTCAAAGCAACGGTGTTGCCGCTGTAGTTCCCTGCCGTCATGACCGCGGCAGCAACTCGCAGCTCGCGGCGGAAGTCCATCGCGTACAGGCAGTTCTCGTGCAGATCGATGAGCTCGTTGAGCGGAGCGCTCTGGTTTTGAATCGTCGCGTAGTCGAGGTACTCTTTTAGACCGCGCAAGGTCAGGCCGTACGCCTGTTTTCCGCGGTTCTGATTGAGCTCGTTCGCTTCGGAACGATCTGTCATGTCGTCGTCGGGGTAAGCGAACTTGTCCCGCTTAGTGTACGTGAAGTACACGCCGGAGAGCGCCCCGTTCGTCATGACGAGAGGCATCGCGCGGGTCGCGATGAAGTCGTCGTTTTGGTACATCACGGACATGGTCCGGAGCACCTCGTTGTAGTGCACGGCACCGGGAGCGATCTGTTTCAGCTCGAGGAGCTGTTCGTTCTGCTCGGCAATCTCGGACAATTCCTTGTCGCGATCCATGTCGAGCGTCACGGTCTCTTTGGTGAAATTGCCACGCGCAATTGCCTTGCGCAGATGGCTCATGAGGGCCTTGTAGGCACGCCCTTCGGGCGTCTCCTGCTTCGGCATCCCCGCCGTGTCCATCTTTCCAGTGAGCGATTCGAGAATCATGCTTCGTGTGTCCTGTGAGAGGCTTGCGGCGCGTTAGCTGCCGACAGTGAACGAGAACTTGCTCAGGTCGCAGGCGATGAGATCTGCGGCGACGCCGGTCTCTTCCGCTTGCCCGACCACCGTGAGCTTCGTGGTTGCGCCGCCGACCGTCGCATTGGTGACGCCGTCCGACACCCACTTGAGAGGAGCGCCGCGAGTAGCGCCGCCGGTGCCTACAAGCACAGGCACAGCGCCGGGGCCAGGGCGCGCGACTTTGATCGTGTGCCCGACCACGCCAACGGTGCCGTAGCGATCCGTCGCGTCGCCGTTGCCGGCTTCGAGCGCGATGCCGATGATGTTGTCACCAACAGCTGCAGCCTCGACGATCGTGTCGCCAGTGCCCGCTTTGACGGGGAAACCCTTACGAACCGTGTTGCTCGCTTGGATCTGATAGGGTTGAATGTCGAGCTTTTCGAGGCGTTGTGCCGCGCGAGTGTCCGCCATTAGTTGGTTCCTCCCGATGCGCGTTCACTTGCGCCAACCGCGTTCTTGAGCAAGGTGGTGGGTGAGCCCGCCTTGCCAACCCTGTTCTTTGGACCCGCCGGGTCCGGAGGCGTGGTCTCTTCCGCGAGCTTCAGATCTGGGAGACCGGCAACCACACTGGTGAACAGCGTGGGGTTTGCTGTTCGCAGCTTGACGAAGTCTTCGCGCTGAACCGGCTTCAGCTTCTTGCCGATCAAGGCATCGACGTCGCCTTCGATCGCAGCCTTCTCGACCGTGGCGATTGTTTCGTTTGCCTTTTGCAGTGCGCCTTGCGCATCCGCGAGCTTCGCTTGGAGACCGTCAGCGCGCGCCGTTTCCGCGATGGCTTTCGCCTCGGATTGCGTCAGCTTGGCCTCGATATCGGCCAACTTGGCCTTCATCTGCTCGAGATCCATGTTTTTGCTTTCTGGTTGATGCGCTGTCGCGCGTTTGATGAGCGCGGCGCGCTCCTTGGCGTTGAATTCAGCACTCAGGGCGACGGCTTCCGGATTGGAGCCCATCGGCACGACTGAGATTTCGTAGAGCTCGTTCTCGTCGAGCGTTATCGAGAGGACATCGCCCTCACCGTCACGCTCGACCGTCACCTTGCCGGGGCGGAACCCAACACTGACGGCGCGTAGTGAGCCTTGGCGGAACCCCTGCCATATGCGCTCAGCAATGGGGTTTGCGGCCGCATCGACGAACGAGAGCGTGGCTTCGAGGTTCGGGTTGGAGACGATGTCAGAGCTACTGCCGATGGGCAGAAACTCCTCAGCGCTGCCACCTAAGAATGAACTTCGATTGTGGTTCCACAGGACCACCGGGTTCTTGCGGTATCGCTCGAGGATCCAGTTTTGCCTGACATTCTCACCGTGGCTGTCCAGCGCCTCGGTCGAGGCAACAACACGCACAGAGCGCGTGGCTTCATCGATCGATGCCGCTTTGAATTCGACAGCGAACGCTCGTCGAACGATGCCGTCAGCGAGTGGTTCCTGCGCCTCGGGCGCGCGTTTCTGTTTGCTCATTTTCGAACAAGCCGTTTTGACGCATCGCTCACCAGGTAACCTGGAGCAGCAACGTCACGCGTTCGGTTTGGCTTCGCCTGGACCGTTTGCGCCCGGTTTTGGTGCACCTGCACCACCGGGGGCATTAGGATCTGCGGCGGGCGTTCCGCCGATTGTTTCTTCGCCATCTTTAGGCTCCGGGGCTCCGAGTTGCTCACGCACCCAGCGCTGACTAAACCGTGTGCCGGCTTCGACCGCTGCCTTGACGGTCTGCGCGAACTTCAGCTGATCAAGCGTGTCGTCGGTGTCGAAGACGAATCGGATCCCGTCGGCGGGACCCCAGTTCATTTCGATCAGCGGCGCGACGAGGTGCCGGGTTATCGCCTCAGCAACCCCGTTCGCCTTGCTGTTGCGAATAACGAGCTTGTTCTCGCTACGCGTTTCGACCGCAGCACGGGCACCGTTGGCGCCGGGGGAAACGACGTCGGTTGCGCCAAGTGTCGCAAGCGCCATCTCGTCACCAAGGTAGTCGGCGAGTTCCTTGTGCGTTGCGTTCTTGCCCGCCGAGACAGGCCAATGAAGCTTGTACTCGACGTTGTCTGGATGATAGGCAGCGTCTGAGTCGCCCCAACGCTCGAGCATCCGCTTGGCGATCAGGATGTCCTTCTCGCTCGTTCCGGGGCCCTTCTTGTAGATGCCCTCGCGTTTTGGTTTCCAGGCGAGCTCAGCGAGCTTCAACCAGTCGCGCAAGTCCCAGTTGCGGAACAGTGCGAGCCAAATGAGTAAACGGGCGAGACCCTCGCGAGCCAACACGTCGCCGTTCACACGCGGGCAGTACTGAATGTACTTACCAGGCTGGAAATCGGCGATAAGGTCGACGTCTTCGATCTGATTGTCACCGAAGCGCAGAGCGCCATCGGATTGACGGAAGTAGAACCGGCGACAATGAACAGGCTCGAGCCGCGTGGGTACCAGGTCGCTTCCACGCTTGGCCCAGATGCCTTCGAGGTTCGAGTACCCAAACCAAGTGCCCTCGCCAGCAAGGTGCGCGAGACGGTCACTGAACTGCGGGATGCGCTGAAGCGTTTCCTTCGCTTTCTTAGCAGAGGACTTCGCGCGGCTTCCCGCACCCTCTGTTGTGACGATATCCCAAGGAAGCGCAGCAACATCGAGCTCCGCCAAAGTGCAAACACCCTGGAGTTTACCGTCCTTCTGTCGCGACTCGTGGAACAGATCCACCATCATCGCGGGGTTGCCGTTGTCGGCCTGCCGCAAGATGTTGCTCACACGCTCGGGTGTGAGCTGGCCGCCGATGCGCTCAAACTGTGAAACGAGCGGAAGAGATGGTGGCGAGTCCGCCAGCAGCTCGGTGTTCTGCTTGCGCGTCCTGCGCTTCTTTGCAGCCATCAGCTCAAGTCGTTGTCTTCAGGATCCAAAACCCAGGAACACTCGCCAGAGGCGCGTCCCCAAAGAGCAATCGCAAGCGCGTCGCCATCGTCGGGACTTCGCTTCAACCGCTTCTTGATGTCTTTTTTAGGCTCAACCTTGCGGCGAGCCTTTGCGTCGAACTGAAACTGCGGGGCGAGCAAGTCACCCTCAAGCTTATCGTCGCGCGGGATCGCTCCCGTCGTCTTGAGCCATTCACCCATCGCAAACCAGGACTGGTCGCGGCAATTGACATAGCTCTCGTCC